TGGTAGGCACGATTGGGTTTGAACCAACGACCCCTACCGTGTCAGAGTGAAACAGGCATTTTAAGGTTATTTTACATTGCTTTAAATTGCTTTATAATTCTTTTGATTACAGTGGTTTACAACCTGTTTCATTTCATGTTGTTTTACACTGTTTTTGCCTTGTTTTTTTAATTATAGGCACAAAATGGGCACAAAAAATCATAATCCAAAGATCATATTTTCAAGACCTTGCGCGGATTCCGAATCTGATTTATCGAAAAGATGTGAATAAATATTAAGGGTAATGGTCGGCTTGCTATGTCCCATCTGTTGTTGAATGTAAATCAATTTAGCGCCCTGGTGGATCTTCAGGCTTGCAAACGTATGCCGTAAATCGTGAAACCGGATATCAGGGCATTCAGCCGCTTCCAATGCTGGTTTAAAATGCCTGTTCACCATGTTCTTATGCTCCATTGGTTTTCCTGCTTTGTTTGGAAACACAAGATCCAGATTGTTGTGAGGGCATGCCAGCTTCCACTTTTTCAATTCAAACATCATATCAGATCCAAGATCAATTTTTCTTCGACTGGTTTTTGTTTTCGGATCATAAAAAGCCTGATTGTTATACGTTCGATTTATGGCAATCTGGTTTTTCTCCCATAAAATATCGGACCATTTCAGCCCCAATAATTCGCCCTGCCTGGCTCCTGAGAAGATAGCCAACATGAAAAGCGTTCGGTATTTCTGATTTTTCACAGCAGCAAGAAGCGCCTTGATCTGATCCGGATTAAGGATCTGCATATCATCTTCTGTATCGGGATCACCTGTTTCACTCGCGCCTGTTGTGATTCTTTCCAGTGCCAACATGGGATTGACAGCGATATAGCTTTGCCTCACAGCATATCTGAACACCTGGCCCAGATTGACCTTGACCTTACGCAGTGTGTCAATGTGTATGACCGCCCGTTTATCTGCAATCCACTTCTCAATCATTGCAGTGGATATTGTATGAATCTTTATCCCGTAAAAATCTGACAGATGGTTTCGAATATGTCCATCCATCACAGACCATGTTGACGCCCGGACAAATGGCTTTTTATAATTCAACCAATCATCAGCCACTTTTTCAAAAACCGGTTTTTCATCTTCTGGACTGTAAACCCGTTTCCCTACCTGGTCCTCGTATTGCTTCAGCTTTTCTTTCGCCGCCTGTTTCGATGTACCTTCAGGTAATGTTTCACGTCTCCTGATCCCATTCTGGTCGTAAAAATCAACCACATATCGGAAGTTGCCATCTGCATATTGACGTTTTCGAATTGCCATATCATCACCCCCAGGCTGATAAATATCATTCCCAGGATAACCGGTCAAGGGATCTGAATCAGTCCCATGCACCAAAACAACCTTTGCCGCCGCAACCGACCGAGTGGATACATCAAACATTTTTCCGGCTTTTGCTACTGCCTTGTTTTCGTTTTGTTTTGGTGGTTCGGATTGTGACAGTTGTTGCAAACTTGCACTAAGTGTCTATGCCCTCGCGCACGCATAGAGAATGTGATGGCGGCGAAGCTGGTAAACTTACCAGCTCCTATACCATCGCGCGCGCGTGATAGTGGTCATATGGAAGATAGTGCAAATTTGCAACAAGTCCCAACCTATACCCTCGCGCACGCGTGATAGTAGCAGTTAATTATTACATCCGGGATGCAAAAATTTACCGGGTTTGAATTAATGTATGGACGTTTGATCAACCTGGTCGATGTTCCGGAGTTCGTTTTAGATGCTGCGGCTTTGGCTTTGCGCTCTTTTGGTTCATGAGATGGTAGTTGTACAGAGTGTTCAACTACCATCTTTTCGCCGGCATAAGGCTTGCTCACCTCATGCTGTTCCCTTGCCGCCTCTGCCCGCTTCCTATTCGCCTCCGCCTGGATGCGCTGCTTTTCGGCCTGAAAAGCCTCGCTCTGTTCATGGCATAGCTTCCGGCTCCTGAAACAACCCGAGGTACTTGTCAGACATGCGCTTGACTCGTTTCCCGACAAGGTTTCTATTCTTCCCGAACATCTCTGCAATTTCATTCTGTGTGAAGCCGAAAACCGCATGAAGCATGAACCACTTTTCATCTTCTTTGAATTTATCGGGTGCCATTGCTTTGATTCCGGCTTTCCTGGCATCCAGCCTTTCAATGATCTGCTCCAATTGCTTAACCGCCATGGCATACATACGGACAATGGTATTCTCTTTCACGTCAAATCGCTCTGCAATATCTTTGCAAGGCGTCTTATTGAAAAATCGCTCCACGAACACCTCAGTTTGTCTCAAGCGGTAATTGCCTGATGCCCACTGGACAACATCGTCATTTGAAAACGCATCAATCTGTTGTTCTGTGATCTCTGAAAAATGGACTTCTTCATTCTTTGGAAAGCATATGGAAAAGCCATTGTATTGTTTTTCCATCACCCGGTTGTTTTCCCACAAAATTTTATTGACGTCATCACAAGGCTTTTGACAGGTTTCACGCTTCTTGCATTCATCACATGTCATTGTTTCACCTTTTACAAAAAGTTTCCAAGAGAAAGAATTGATATAATTCACGTTTAGCGAAAAGACGTTAAAACACGATCATGATAAACGGATCGGTTTTCAGATGTAGATACAGAATTCATGTTTTCAAGCTGGCGGACTTCATCCACTGTCAAGAACCCGGCATCAATGGCAACCTTGTATGATTCAAATCTCGTTTTGGTATCAGCCCGGAGAAAATCTTGCGTCAAATGCTCGATGAAATACTTTTCTTTTTCGGTTTCTGTGAGTACGGATTTCATAAGCGATTGCTCGATGCGGGTCAACCACGGCTGAAGGCAGTGAACAAGAAAAGATCTGTTTTGCTCAATAACATTGCTGTAGGTGCTTCGTTCATGATCTTGTATCAGATTCAAAGGCACTCGAAAGCACCTGGCAATCTCCACCACGCTGAATTTCTGGCTTTCGATCAATTGGCTGTCTTGCGGACTCACGCCGATTGACTCCCATTTCATACCTGAGTCCATTATTGCAACCCGGTGATGTTTGCCTTTTCCGGAATGGCCAGCCGCCCATGATTCCCGGAGCTTGCTCATTGAAATGTCGTTTAAGGTGCTTGGAATTGACAGTATCCCCCCAGGTGAAGCGTCATTCTTGAAATAGCTGGATGAATATTCCTGCACGGCCTTTGAATATCCGAAGGTATCACGCAGCAGTGACAACGGGGAATAACCGATGATTCCATCGGATGACATACCTCTGATATGCGAGATATCAGTCATCGGGTAAACTCGTTCGGTTCCATCATTCTGATGCTTGTAAACCAGTTCACGCCCCACAACTTCAACCGTCACCTTATCCGGGTGCAATGGCCATAACGCTACCACCTCGCCCTCTTGCCGTTCAATGAAGCAATAGGCATTTCCCCTTAAACACAAATGGCCCACAAGAAGCTCTCGAAGCTCAAAGGAAGTCATCAGGGGATTGGGTTCATCATGCAATATGCGATACAGCGAAAAGTCTTTTGCTCGTTCCCTGTCGCCATTAGAAAAGCGCTCATATGTGATCAAGGGCAAACTGGCAATGGCTTCCGAAAGCACCCGAACACATGCAAAGACAGCCGGAATTCCCAGCGCCACGGATTCATTGATGTGGATACCTGCGGATGTTTCCCGGCCCTCGAATGCGTCCAGGTTCGCCCACGATCTTTTTTTCCTGAAAAATGAAAACATGATTCAATTCCTTTTTTTAAGGTGGGATCTGATTAGCGCCCGTGAAAGGTAGCCACGAGCGCTTAGGTGTTATCTGGCTTCCAGTCCCACGGCCCAGCTCAAGGGGTCGCCATGTTCCGGCTGAATTGGCCCGGTCCATGTGTCTTGACCATCGAAGCGGAGCAATGCCCGGTAGCTCATCAGGTCGTTTGTCCATCCAGGGATATTCGATTTCTCAAGACGGATATCGCGCCGCATGCCGACAACATACTGGGACAAATCGCAAAACATGATATCATCGGCAGAACCCACGGCCGGCATGTGGGATGTGAAAATAACCGGCCGGCCCAGGATATTGAAAACGCCGTTTGATTCGGTCATCACAGGAACATGACTTCCCCCGGTGCCGATTGCGATACTGAGCGTTAAAAGCTGAACGATTGCCGTATTGTTTGCAAGCCACACGGCCCGCTGTTGGCCTGCCGGGTACATTGCGGCGAACATTTTACACAAATTCTCATAAACGATGGTACTAGCCGCCTGGCCGGATTCCTTTGCGACCGTGATTCGGGAATTACAGTTCCGGATTCCCAGCGGTTCCCCAGCGCCGGAACCATTGATGAAAAACCTGTCCAAACCATAACCAATGCTTGTTCTCATGGCCCGGTCAAGTTGGGCATCCATACCTAAACCATCTTCAAGCAGTTCGTTTGACATATCCACGAAGATTCCGGCCTTGATCGCCTGAAGCAGAACAGAACGAAGTTTTCCCGTTTGTTTGGTTCCCGGTCCTTCTTCCGGAATTACTTCCATTTTGAATCCGCCGAACAGAACACCCCCAGCCCGTGATGCTGAATCCCAGCCCGGCACCTTACGGGTAGCTGACTCCATCGGCCATACGGTAGCACGCGGCCGGATGATTTCAGACGGCAAAGAGTCATCCAACCATTTCGCTGCCATCGGTTCCGGTACGGCAAAGCCCCCGCTTGCAGGAACACCAGACACCATCGAAGCCCGGAAAGCCCGGATTTCTTCTTCATTGATTTCCAGTTCCCGACCCTGGTTGAACATCCTGGCATAGGTCGGATTAATAACCGGACCACCGGAGAATTCAATAATGCTTCGGTTTTTCACATCGGGGATGAAAGCGGTTTTCGCCGGTTTATTTTTCTCCACCAGTTCGAGTGCTTCCAGACGGCTGTCCAGGCTGCGGATCTCTGTTTGCACCTCAATCATGCGCTCGTTGTTTTCGCCACTTTTGGCCAGCTCTGCCAACTCTTCGATTGCCGTTTTTTTGTTTTTCAGTAAATCGTTTTTGTCCATAATTTTTGAATCCTTTTTTTGAAAACTTCGGTTAATGCCGACGGTATTGTCAGCCGGTGCCGCCACTAAACTACATTCATAAGGAAACCACCGCGTAGCAATGATTCCGGTTCTGGTTTTCACTTTCTCCACTATATTATATCCGATACTCAGATTTCGGATAATGCCATCCTTAATATCGTTCCAAATGTCGTCATGATTCGCTGACAGCCTGATAACGCCACGCAGTTTCCCGCCAGTGACTTCGAGTGCTTCCACGACTCCCACGGGTAACTCGCTGTT